CTTAATGCCATAGGTATTTATACTGTAGAACCAGGAACGCAAGGTGATGATAGATTTGAAATAACCTCAAGTCCTACATACACCTATAGTTCTTCTGGAAAAAAAGTCACTACTGCATACACTACTACAGATAAAGCATTAGATGATGCAAATGCAAAAAACAAAGATGGTAGTGATATGAAAGATGCAGAGGGTAATCAAGTAATAGATTATGGTTTAAAAACATTAGCTAAAAATAAATGCAAGATTACTGCTAATGGTTATATAACTAGATTTAATTGGTTAGTAGAACGTAGCATTTATGATAGTAGTAAAGCAATTCCTGATGCAGTAAAAACGTATGTTGCAGCAATACGAACTGATTGTGCTGACATTGAAACAGCAATCACTAATGCAAGTGATATGGCTGCGTTTAAAGTTTTGTATACAGATGAGTTAAATAGTGATGGTACAGTAAAAACTGTAAATAGAATTAATAGGTGGACAAGTGATAGCACAGTTAAAACGTATATACGATAAAATTAAAAAAAGATTATTTGGCAAACTTTGTGAGTGTAAGCCTAAGAAAAAAAGAGGCAGACCGAGAAAGGGTAAATAATGGCATTGTTAAGTCTAATTGGTCCTGCGACTAAATTAATAGGTAAGTTTGTAAAAGATAAAGACAAACAAGCCCAACTTGCTCATGATTTATCTACCATGGCTGAAAGGCATGCACAACAACTAGCTTTAAAACAATTAGAAGTAAACAAAGCTGAGGCACAAGGTAACTGGTTTCAAAGTTCATGGCGACCTTTAATAGGTTGGATCTGCGGATTATCACTAGCTATAAATTATATGGTAGCACCTATATGTGCTGGGTTCGGTATAATTATCCCACAAGCTGATATGTCGGTTATGATGCCGTTGTTATTTGGAATGTTGGGTATTGCTGGTATGAGGTCATATGATAAAAATAAAAAAACCGATAGTAAAAAGTAAAATTTAGTGAGGATAAAATAGAACAAACTATAGAAAATTTTGAAGGCACAAAGAATGTACATATAAATTCTGGTGCTAAATCAGAACTAGAAGTAGGCATTGAATTTATATATAACATGAGAGAACACACTGTAGATATAGCAGTAGCTACAATTTATGCTATTACAGTGTATGCGGTTGTGTTGTGGTTAACTAAAAAATTTAGTGTGAAAAAATAATGCCTTTAACTGGAATAGATTTTAAACCTGGAATCGTAAAAGATATAACTACTTACTCTGCTGGTAAGGTTGGACCATATTGGACTGATGGAGATAAAGTAAGGTTTGTAAATGGCTTACCAGAAAAGATAGGTGGATGGGTAAGAGAAACTACAACACCTACTACTATAACTTCTCATGATACTTTGACTGCTGGTAGATGTAGGGCTATGGTTAACTGGAGAGGTTTAGATGGTACGGACTATGTAGCCTTTGGTACTGAAAAACAATTATTAATATTATTAGGTGGACAGTTTTACGATATAACACCTTTAAGGGCTACAAGTAGTTTGGGTAGTAACCCTTTAGCTACTACAGATGGTAGTAATGTAGTTACAGTAACTGATAACAGCCACGGAGCAGTAGCTGAAGAGATAGTTACATTTTCTAATGCTAGTGTTTTTAATAATGTTACTATTGAAGGTGCTTATCAAATTACTGAAGTAGTTAATTCTAATAGTTATAAAATAACTGCTGCGACTACTGCTAATGCTACTGGTGCTGGTGGTGGTGGTAGTATAACAGCTAAACATTTAATCGGTAAAAGTGAAGGATTATTAAATGCTTCTGCTTCAACTGCTCTTGGTTGGGGTACTGGTACTTGGGGTAGTGGCACATGGGACACAGCCAGAAGCACAGGCTCTGTAACCTTAGAGTTAACAATATGGAGTTTAGAACTTTGGGGTGAAGATTTAATAGCTACAGTAAATAATAATAAAATGTATCATTGGGATGCCAGTGGTGGTGTTACTGGTAGGGCTAGTGTTATAAGTAATGCACCTATAAAAAATAGGTTTAGTATTATATCTTTCCCAGATAGACATTTAGTATCTATGGGTGCGTATGATAGTAGTGCTAGTGCACAAGATCCTATGTTAGTAGCTTTTTCAACACAAGGTGATTTTAACAACTGGACAGTATCAACTTCCACTACAGCAGGTTCTCAAAGACTGCAACTAGGTACTAAGATAATGGCAGCAGTATCAACACGTGAAGAAATATTTATAGGTACGGATGAGGCAATGTATGGCATGGCTTTTGTTGGACCACCATTTACTTTTGCTTTTAGGTTGTTGGGTACTGGTTGTGGACCAATATCACAAAGATGTATGGTTAATGAATCTGGTACAGTGTTTTGGATGGCTAGAGATAACTTTTTTATATTTGATGGTCAAGTTAGAGAGTTGCCTTGCCCTGTACAGTATTTTGTATTTAATGATATGAATAAACAACAAGTACAAAAAATATTCGGAGCTCTTAATAGAAAGTTTAAAGAAGTTATGTGGTTTTATGTTAGCGAGTCGGCTAGTGATGAAGAGCCTGATAAGTATGTAATGTATAATTATGAACAAAATGTTTGGTCTGTAGGTAGTATGACAAGAACTAATTGGAGAGATTCTTTTGGTATAAGAGAGGTGCCTTTTGCTACTGATAAAGAAGGTAGACTATATAATCATGAAACTGGTACAGATGATGCTGGGTCTGCATTAACTGCATTTATAGAAAGTTCTCCTGTTGAGTTAAGTGTGCCTAATGCACCTGACGGAACTAATCTATTTATGATAGACAGACTCATACCAGACGCAACAATAACAGGTAGTATGAAAGTAGAATTAAAATCTAAAAGACATCCTTTAGGCTCAGAAGTGACCAAAGGACCATTTACTATTTCACCATCTACCAGTAAAGTAAGTTGTAGGGCTAAAGGTCGGCAGATACAAGTTAAATTATCCAACACTGATGTTGGTGATACTTGGGCTTTAGGTAGGTTTAGAATTAATTTAAGAGCGGATGGTTTACGATGAGTTCAGGAGTTAGAAGAGGTAGATTACCAACACCACCAAGAACATATGATGCAACTTGGGCAAATCAGTTGGTTAATCAATTAGAATTAAATTTATCAACTACAAATTTAAGTTCATCTAAAGATAGATTTACTGTAAGCAATGTTACTGCTGATAGAACTTATGACGCAGACAGTACAACAGTAGCAGAACTAGCAGATGTATTAGGTACATTAATAAATGATTTAAGAGCAAGAGGATTGATAGGATAATGGCAGTAGATGATAAAATATTAAGTGAACAAGATTTAGGTTTAAGTGGTATGGGTGGTTTAGGTAGCCTAAAATCAGAAGAAGGCATACCTTATAAAACATCTCAAGAAGTTGTACCATTATCAGAAGGTGGAGGATATTTTTACGGAACATCCGCAACCCCATCTCAAAGGTTTATATTTAGAAAAATAATGACAGACGCAGAGGGTAATCCTCAAAAGTTATTTGAAAACTTTAATACTCTAGATGACATTGAAAAACAATTTATAGCTGAATCCGACCAACGCAGAGAAGAATTAACCCCAGAAGAAATTAGTACACTAGACATGTTAAAAGAAGCAGGAATAATAACAGGTGCAGAAGTATTTAAACCTGTAGCTAAAGCAGGACTACAAACTTTAGTAGAAGGTGGCACGATGGATGCAGCTAAGGATGCAGCTAAAGGTGCATTACCTTTTGTTAAAAGTGACGCAGAAATTAGTAAGGGTATTACAGACCAGTTTAGCCCTAACTATACTTTTGATGCTGGTGCTAGTGCTACAATAAGTGATACTTTTACTGCAGGACAAAAAGATGCTGTTGTAAGAACTGGTGATGCTGTTGAGATTAAATTAGCAGACGGAAGCAGAGGATATGCTATAGATCCTAATAGTGTAACAGGTAAACAATTAACTTCTCAAGGTGCAAATTATAGCAGACCTATAGGAGACACTCCTAATATTACCAGCAGTTATACACAAACACCTACTCCTTCTGCTCAATCTTCAAGTTACACTAGTGCTGTTGATACACAATCTAAAATAACTGGCAGTCCTATTGGAACATCAACAGGAGCTGGATTTTTTAGTAAAGATTCATTTGGGGCTAGGTACGATTATGCTACTAACATGAACACTATGGGAACTAATTTTGCTGTAGACTTTGCGGTAAACTTAGCTTTAGGCAAAGGTAAGCCTAAAGAAAGAATAGAAGCAGCAGCAAAATCAGCAGCAGGTTCTACCATAGGTACAGCTATCGGTTATACTATAGGTGGACCAGTAGGAGGTTTTATAGGTGGTAGTATAGGTAGTGCTGCTGCGAGTGGTGGGAGTGTTATATGTAGTGAATTATATAGGCAAAAATTAATTACTAAAGAAGATTATTTTATAAATTTAAGATTTACACAATCTCATATTTTACCAAAAAGAGGTTACGACATACTTCATGGATATTGGTGTATTGGTATTCCTGCTGTAAGGCTTATGCGTAGAAACAAAACAGCAACAAAATTTTGGAAGCACATCTTTCAAAAAAGAACCTTAGACCTAAAATGGAGATTAGGTAAAGGTAAATTTAATTTATTAGGTAGGGCATATAATTTAATTTTTGAAAATACTTGTGCCTTGGTTGGTAAATTTTGTAACGAGCAAGATTATAAAATATTATATAAGGAGAAAGCTAATGGCTGAAGATATGAATAAAGATATGCCAATGCCCAAGCCACAAATGCCAATGCCTCCTGAGGGTGCTAGAACTTTAAATGAAGCTATGCCTCCTGAGGGTGTTGAGGTTATGAAAAGACCAGACCAATCTATACAGATGGTTCTACTTTCAAGGCTAGAAAGCATGTCACCAGAAGAACTAAAAGAATTAGATAGAGCAATAGACAGTAAAACTGCTAAAGTATTAATGAAATTACTACCAGAACTAGAGGAACTTATAAATAGATCTATGAGTGCTAAAGGTGGTGCACCTAAAGAAGATATGGGTGCTCTTGGTGGTATGATGGGATGACTATAAGGTCTGCTAACCTTTTAGATACATCCGCATTAATATTAATGATTATGAAAATGCACACAGAATCAAAAGCTAATATACCACCTTTAAATGTTAGTAAAGTTAGTGATGCTGTTACTGGTGCTATAAAGACTGGGTTAGTGTACGTAGCTTTAGAAGAAGAAAAGTTAATAGGTTCTATAGGTGGGGTAGTATCTAGTGATTGGTTTTCTCAAGAAAAGATTTTAGGCGATTTATGGTTTTATGTAGACAAAAAACATAGATCTTCAAATACAGCAGTTAGGTTGATAAAACAATTTATTTCTGCTGGTAAAAAAGCTAAAATAAAAATACGATTAGGACATATTTATTTTGGCGATATTGAACGTAAAGATGCTTTTTATAATAAATTAGGTTTTAATTTAATAGGACAAATATATTCGGAGTAAAATATGGGTGGTTTTTGCACAACAGGAACTCAAACAATACCAACAGAAACAGATGTACTAAAAGGCACCGAGATACCAGAGTACGTATCCCAAGGTGGACAATTATTATTCTCTGAAGCTGTAAACTTAGCCGAACAACCTTTAGCTACTTTTGAAGGTTCTAGGTTGCCAGTGTATGGTAAAGTAGACCCAACAACAGGACAACCCACAGAATTAACTTATGAAACTATAACAGACCCAGACACAGGTGAAGAAACTAGAAGACTAACAACCCCAACAACAGACTTATCAAAACTAAGCCCAACAGAACAAATAGCACAACGTAAATTATTAGACGCACCAGAAAGCTATGAAAGATTTATAACAGGAGGTCAAGGAACTCCTGGATTTGAAAATTTAATGAGCGATTTTTCAGCTAACATAGGTAACCTACAACCTACAGAGTTTGGTACAGCAGACGTTAATAAATACATGCCTACTTTTTTAACTTCTGTTGACCCAGCATTACAAGATGTATCCGATACATTTACAAGAAGAAGACAAGAGCTCGAAGGCACAATGGGTGGCAGTGCATATGGTAGTTCTAGAATGGGTGTTGAGTCTGCAGAGCTCGCAAGAGGTGAAGCAAGAGAGCGAGGAAGATTGCTTGCTGATGCTGGGGCAAGAGGTCTAGAATTTTCTGCTGCCCAAGCAGAAAGAGACAAGAATCGTGAAGAAAGAATATTTGATGTAACTCAAACTGCCAGACTAACAGGAGCAAGATCCTATCAAGATATTGTACCTGTTGTACGTTCTATAAGAGAATCTGAGGTAGCTGGTGAGTTAGGTGTAGGTGAAGGTCAAAGAATGTTAGACACACAAGCCTTAGAACTAGCCTACAGAGATTTTGTTGAACAGAGAGAATATCCTTTTAGTGCTTTGAACTTTGCTATAGGTGCTTTGAAGGGTATACCTTTTGAAACTAGAGAGTTTGCTCTACAAAGAGGTGGTGAAGTAGTACAATCACCTAGTGTATATGGACAAACTATCGGTGGTTTAGGCACACTGTACAGTGCTTATAAGATGTTGAGTTAATTATGGTAGATTTAAGTAAAACAAATAAATTAGGTGCTAGTGAAACAGACCCAAAAGATTTACCTAACAATTTAGGTACACTAGCTTTATTTCCTCAAGCTGCACAGTTTGCAGAAACTTTAGTGCCTAAGACTGCTACTATATCTCCAGAAGAACAAGCCTTTTTATTCTTTACTAAAATGGCAGCAGAAGCATCTAAACCAGGAGCCACTGCTATAGGTGCTGCTGGTGAAGCTGGGCAAGATTTAGTTAAAACTAGAATAGCACAAAAAGCATTAGATAGTAAAAGAGCAGGTGATGTGGCTAGTGTTGCGAGTTCTATATTTAGTGCTATAAAGCCTAAAGTGGGAGCACCTAAGAGTGTTATAACTGATATAGCTACAGTAAATGGTCAACCTAAATTAAATGCTGCTGGTAAACAATTATATGTTTATACTAATTATGGTCCTAATGGTGAAATATTAGGAACTTTTGAAGCACCTAAGACTGATGCTAGTACAACTGTTAAATTAGGTGAAGACTCTTTAGAAAAAGAGTTTGGTAAGAATAAAGCAGATGAATTAAAAAGATTTTATAGTGGTGGTGGTCAAGGTCAAAATTTTGAACCAGGAGTACCAGGACAAGCAGTCAAAGCAGCAGACAACTTAACTAAAATACAAACGATTGAAGCTTTTCTATTGGACCCAGAAGTTACGTTC